TTTCGATTTTTTTCGACCGGGGGGTCTTAAATTTTTTTCGTTCGACAAATTTCACCCCCACCACTCATCAGTTCTGAAATTTTTGCTTTCCATTTTGGAAGATTTGCGGAATTGGAATCGATTGTGTCGTTTATTGTGACATTCCTTGCAAAGAGTTCGAAGATTGTCTAGATCTAATGCATGTTCTGGATAATACTCAAGCTCTTTGATGTGGTCAACTTCTAGAAGAGTTCTTGTCACTCTTCCTTCATCTCGACACCAGACACACTCGTGATGATCTCTGTTCAAAGCTTCGAGCCTCAACTTTCTCCATGAATCTGAGTTATAAAATTCTCTGCGACTTTCTCGAGTCTCAACATCAATTTCCATTTTGCTTTCTTCTCACTAATAAATGTTTGTTTCATTCGGTTGTTTCTGAAATTGTTTATTGTATTTCTGAAAATCCTTTTGTTTTTCTCCTCTGAATTAGACATATCTTATATTCTGTCTGATTCGCACCACTATTTAAAAGCTAGTAAAATAAATGGACCACGGAGATTTGATGAAACAAATTAGCGTTTTCCTCGTTATGTCTAATTATTAACTATAAATCAAAATTAGACATTGCTTTATCTCGTTGATCTTGTCTAATTCCGATATATCGAAGTGTGATTGCAGGAGATGAATGATTGAATAAATCCATGAGCATTGCCACGTCTTTGGTCTTCTTGTAGTAGTGATAGCCAAATGTTTTTCTCATCGAGTGCGTCCCGATGTTTTCAATTCCACATTCGATTGCAGCAGTCTTCAATATCCAATCAACTGTTCGTCTGTCGAGTGGCTTGTTCTTACCTATCCGACTTTGGAATAGATAATGATGCAGTGGTTTGTCTTTGATGTACTCTCTGATTTCTTTTTTCAAAGTCTTTGTCATCTTGAGTTGCTTGCGCTTCCCTGTCTTCTGTTCTTTGACTTTGATGTACCACCCTTGTACATCCTTGACTCTCACTTGTAGGATATCTCCCACACGCAGACCAGAATTTATCCCAAACAAAAAGAGCAGATAGTTTCTTTCGTTCCACTCTCTCAGATATTCCTTCATCGCTTGGATATCATCCTTGTCCCTGATTGGATCCACAATGTTCATTGACTCACCTCCTTCCAAGGTAAAAATAAAAAGCCAGCTTGTGCTGACTTGGCTGATATTAGGAGTAAAGGATTCGAACCTTTGACACGCCGGTCATAACCCGACCGCTCTACCAACTGAGCTAACTCCCAACCCGTTTCATAAGGATCCATCGGTTCGGTTTTACCCGATAATACAATTTTAGCACCCTTTTTTTAAAATTTTTCCACGATTTCAGTCAAATTTTTAACTTTTTTCCAAATTTATTTTAAATTTGCTGTTAGCTGACAACTCAAAGATTTTCTTCTCAAGCTTGTTGAAGAATGGTTCGATGACCTCTTTATAGGTCAATGACTTGCTACAATGCAAGTATTTGATTGATGCTCCCTCAACTGTTAGAGTTCCGTCGATGTAGATTGCTTTGATTGCAGTCCATTCGTTTTCTGGAGTTAAAACCTTGACTGAAGAAATGGCTTCTTTCATCAATTCGAGTCGATGCAATTCTGGATCTGACTCTTTCTTGATGATGTCTGATAATGCTTTCGGAGTAACTGTCTTGTTACTCTTGATGCCAGTGTTAGGATCAGAAGGCTTCCAAGGTACTTCAATTTCTTCGATTCGGTCCTTGATTTCTTTGTCAAACGGATACTGTTTCAGTGCCAGGATAAGATATCCATAGCGACTTCGTAGGTTCATTCAATCACCTCTCTTTTAAAAATTTCAATCATGCCTGTCAGTGTCGCTCTGTAGGCCAAGGCTTCATGCAGTGTTTCGAACTCTGTATCATTCACTATCGCTGGATGAGCCCCTTCCCACATGCAGTGGCCTTCATACTGTCTTACAACATATGTCATTTGATGTCCTCCTGTTTAACGAAGACACCATTGACCATTTTCCCTTTCCGGTCCTTAATTTCTTCGTAAGCAGCTCGAAGACATTCTTCTACCGTTAAATCGTAAGCCCCCCCCAACATTTGCTATGCTATCTGTGATAGCTGCCAAATCTAATTCAGGCCAAAATCTTGGACGGTCTGCGAGTTGGCTGATGTGACGCAGTGTGAATTTAAGATAGCTATCGACGTCTTTCAAATGCCGCTCGTTGAATAGTCCAGTAGATGTTCTGTTCAGTGCATCTTTGATTTTAATATTTTCTTGCTGGCAAAAAATAATCATGACAACCATCATATCACCGATTGAGTCTTTGATTTGATCAACGTTGTTTTTAAGATGGCCTTGGACCAATTCCCCAAATTCCTCAACCAGTTTCAAGATTTGCTTGCCACTATCTTGATTATTTAACCCACGATCAATTGACCAAATTTCGATTCTTTTAATTAGTTCATCCATGTTTTTCCTCTTTCATTTGTTCTTTCAGTTTTCTTTCACGATTCAACGTTACGGTCAATACGTCGTTTTGTTGCCGAATCAGTCTTTTCATTGCTTCGTTCTCCCTCTTTGTACCCTTGGCTTTAATGACGACAATCGAAGCCCATGCAAGGCCAACCAGCCAAACGGCCACGAAACCGAGGAAGACGATATTTTGTAGATCCATCTATTTCACCTCTACTCTTTCTCCTGTGAATTTATTTTCGAGACCTCTAAACATTACATATTCTTCACCGCCATACGAATAAACAGCTGTCGTTGTCTCTTCCTGCTGACTCTTAGTGTATGGATATCTTTTTGGTCGTTTCATTCTGTTACCTCCTCAAAATTTCTTTGGTTTATTCCTTTTGAAAATAGGGTTCTTCTTTTCTTTTTGCTTTTGCTTATGAAAGTTATTGTCTTTTTCAAAAACAGATTGTTCATCTTTCATGATTTTATTCATGCTATATGAGGTTATTTCCTTAATCTCCTCTTTTTTAGGTTTTACTGTGATTTCTATAAAGAAAGATTGATTTGGAATTTCAAGTGCGAAAGTTGTTGTACTGTTGTCAGGAGAATTTAAAATATTACCAATTTCAAGAATAAGCTCAGTAATACTGCTTTCAAGCGTCAATGCCATCACTCCACCTCCTCTTCATCATATGGTATATCCCCATTTGATAAATATTTAGACTCGATCATCAAAAAATCATTGACGCATTGCTGGCTACAGAAACAATTTTCAACATCATTAAATAACGCTAAAATAACATGATTTTCTTGCACTACCAAAAACTCATCTTCAATTTCTTTGCAACAGTTCGAACAGTCATAACTCATCACTCCACCTCCACAATATCGGTAAAAATAACGTTACGAAGGTTCAATAGAACTGTTCTATCTTCTAATTTAATTTCAAGTAATTTATTAGTTGTAAAATGATATTCAATTTCGTCAATAACATTTTCTCTGTTACTTGTGTATTCGATTTTCTCACCACGATGACCAAGAATAAATGTCACTTTTTTCATTCTTTCACCTCCAACAATTCTGGATTTTCGTAAATGTTGCCGATGATTTCAAACGGATACGAATTATCTTCTAACAATTCCGCTAGCGCTTCTTTTTCGTTGTGTTGTTTCGACTCAAACATAAACAAAGCGTGTTCCTCATCCCAAAAAACATTTACATTTAAAGTTCCTTCATCACTTTCAACCCCTAAGATGTCTCCCTCAAAAATTTCTCTACATTCATCATCAAACACCCCTGTTGATTGCATGAGATGAAGATCATTATTCACTATCCATTCATTATCACAGGAGTCCTCATCAATAATCCAAATATCACCATTTCCTACCATTACTTCATCTGGTTGATACATACGTGTATATGAACTGCTATCATACGCTCTAAATTTTGGAATCATCTTGCACCTATTCTTTCTACTGTAATTTTAAAATCAACATCATTTAGGCTTAAAGCCAAAACTGTCCCGAGTCTATTTTCATTCACCAATAAATCAAGGATAATTTCTAAAACTTGCTTACCTAAAATCAATTGTGTTTCTACAATATTTTGCTCATTATTCGTTTCTTCCATCACTCCACCTCCTCAACTTCAAACAAAGAAATAAGTTCAAAACTTTTTCTTTTGTATTTTTCAAGCCTTTTTTTTTGCTTTTTCAAACATTATCGGATCTTTTTCAAATCCTACGTATTCAAACCCTGCCTCTTCAAATGCTATCAGACTACTAGCAGACCCTACGTGAGTATCTAGTATTTTATCCCCTTTTTTGGCATACTTCTGGACTAACCAACGGTAGAGGTTTATCGGTTTTTGTGTCGGGTGAATTCTGATTTCATTTAATTTTTTATTTCCTTGCTGAATATGACCTTCCGAAATTGATTTCCCTTGCATCATTCCATTCCACATATAGCGAAACAGTCGCGTACTATCATGCAAACTGCAGTATGCTAGCTCGCAATCAGAGAAACTAGAACGCCCATTTACTTTGTCCCAAACTATACGACCCGGGCCAAAAGGGTAATCAAAATAATTCACGCCAAAAATGATCTGATTTTTAGAAATTCTTAAAAGTTCATCAAAATATTCTTTGGCTGGCACTTCCCACTCTGATAATTCTTCATACAGTCTTTTAACACCTATTGGGCTATTTTTTCGTCCATAATACCTTCTTTTTTCAGGCCCAGAAAAATAAGGCGGGTCTACTATTGCTATATCGAAATGATTGTCTTCAAACTTTTTCAAATAATCCATGCAGTCAGCGTTTACAAATGACATCTACTCAACCTCATCAATCAATCCATTCTATTTCAGGATTCCCCTTAAAGTCCTTTTCCCAAAGAAACCATGCATAAGCCACGGCGCTGGATTTTATGCTTTCAAAATCTCCATTTTTTGCGCAAACTATTCGCTTGCTAAAAACATATATTTTCTTAGGAGGGTATTTTAAAAACATTTTCCTTCTTGCTTGTCCTTCAAGAAATTGTATTTTTAAGAACATTGCTATTTTCCGCCCATTTTTTGTAATTCTTAAAGCGTGAGTTACAAATTCTTGGGCAATTTTATAAGGCGGATTCGTAATTAAATCACCCTTCCATTCTTGTATTTCAAAAAAATCTTTGACTTCCCCAAAACCGCGATCAATCAAGTCATAGGAAGTTGTTTTTATACCGTGAAGAATCAATCTTTTACTTAGGTGTCCTTCACCGCAAGCCGGCTCTAATACGTTTTCAAAACTCTCTCTTTTCAATAAAAAATCTATCGCTTTCGGATCTGTTGCGTAGTAATCATTTTTCTCTCTTTCATTTTTCACATGATTACTAGCCCCCAGCGGGGCATAGATGCTTCTATTAGATTTTCCCATTTACCCTACCTCCTCAATCTCAATGCCCGGACAATCAAACACCCAGCCAAAACCTGCTTCTTCTAGTTCTTTGCGAGTGTGTTCTGTACGAAATTTCTTGTCAATTTTTAACGACGATAACACCCAAGCGTGTTGAAATTTGATAAAGTTTAAGTAATTAAAATCATCACTTTCCATCCCTTTAAACCTTACATAATACCGCTTTTCCTCCTCGACTGTATAGCCGAATTGGTGCATATTTACAAGGGTTTTGAACGGTTCAGTATGCCATTCTATCACCCAACTTTCAAATTCGCTCAAATCTCCATCTTCGTACACGCTTGGGATTAGATCAATACATCTAAACAGAGCGCCTTCAAAATCATCTTTGTTATTTTCGTACCAGTCCGCCACAAATTGCGGAACTTGGGTTTCTGGCTCTTCTAGTTGTTTCAGCTTTTCTATCACACTTTTTATTTCTACTGTTTCAGCAAAAATGCTAACTCGTTCATAGGCTGCGATCAGCTCTTCTTTCTTCATCCTTTAACCTCCTTAACCTCTGCCATCGGGCTATTTACTAGCCAACCAAGCCCAAGGTTTTCTAGTTCTTCCATCGTCAAGGTCTGCTTGAACTCGATTGTATATCTTGTATCATCTTCAAGTTCGATGATATACGTTCCCTTCTCTCCAGTTTTATGGGTTTGAGATAGCAGTCTATACAAGCTGTTCATCTTCAGACCTGTTTGATCAGCGATTTCTCTTATCGTGCCAAATGCAACCAAAGTATCTCGCTTGTAATAAGCGAATGTCCGAATCTTCATAGGAGACCCGAGGAGGCTCACATCGTCAACGTCGAAGAAATCGCAGAGAGCTTCAAGTGAGAATTTGTCTGGCATACGCTCACCACAAAGCCAGTAGTTGATAGTGCTTTCTGCATATCCTAGCTTACTTGCAAATTCTTTCCGAGTAAGTCCTCGCTGGCTTAATAGTTCTTTGATGTTTTTTTTCAGCTTGTCTCGCTGATCACTATCGTATTTCACTAATTCAACCATAGCTTCCCCCATCAAAAATGCTTTCTCCGCATGCTAGACATTCCATCAAACTTAAATCCATGGTCCTTGTCGACACCCTTGCATGCACGATCCATGATAGCTTGATTATAGACCGACTCGATATCAGCACTACTCTCAAGATTGCTTGTAATAATCGTGCAGTTTCGGTTGTCCAGGATTGAGAATAAGATACTCTTGGACCAGTCGCTAATCTTCTCTTGTCCCAAATCGTCCAGGACAAGGAATGGAACTTTTGAGAGTCGAGCAATCCACTTCTGCTCCGTCTGTTCTTCGTTGCCAAAATCGTTTCTGATTTTAGCCAACAGTTCCGGAAGCTTGATAAACATCGCATGCTTCTTAGTCCGATTTGATACATCCTTAATGATCCCGTAGGCAAGATGACTCTTACCAACACCAGCCGGACCTAGAAATAGCACATTATTGGTTGCTCCGTTGCAATATTCATCTACTATCCTGTTGGCAGCAGAGAGCATTTCTTTCTGCCTAGTGGTGGTCGCCTCGAAGTTCCCAATAGTAGCATTTCTCAATTCAGCATTCACGATAGACGAATTAAACAATACATCCAATCGTTTAGCTTCTGCCCGCTTGTCTTCTAGCTTCCAGTATTCCAGCTGTGTCTTCTGCTCGTCACGTTCGATAGACTCTTTGCCACAAGCCTGACACACCTCGACTTGATTCGGTCCGACCGCATACATCTGTTCACCATGTTTCGGGCATACCTTGTCAATTTTCGTCATGGCCCATCGGCCAAATACAATTACTTCATCCTGCATGGCCGCACCTCGCACAATCCATAAGGTGTGCCAGTTTTCCCAGCACAGCCTTTGGATCAGGATGAGCTAACATGCGTTCTTTCATCAAATCACTGAGAGGATAAAATTCCTTCTCAAATGCTTCGATGACATCTGCTAATGTAATCATGTTAAACTCCTATGTCATTGCTACTGCTTCGATTAGAGCGAGGGCCTTCGTTTAAGTACGTTTCAAACTTGGTCCCAAACAAGGTCTCTGGTCTCAAATACTTACTCATATCTTTATTCTTCAACCAGTCCCGGCTCTTGGTATCGATCACCTTTTTAAAATCATCTAATCGGAAACCATCATTCCATCTAGCACGGATTAACTTACGAGTGGATTTCCCCGTGTGGGTGTATCCTTTTCCGCAAGTATCGTTCAGATGCTCAATGATTTCTTGGTAAGGGATAGGTTCCTCGTGTGATTCGTCAGAATCAGCACCATAGGTAGTTAACCTATCTTTATCTAACCTATCCTTACCTAACCTAACCTGTGGCTCCGGATTGGATACATTTTGTATACATTTGTTTCCGGCGTTGAAATTAGCCACTTTTGACTGATCGTATTCCAAGTGAGATTTCTCATCCTGGTAAATGGTCATTTGGAATCGGTCAGACTGGATGTAGTTGTGGATTCGCCAGTGTCGAATGACCACCACCCCGGTATCAAATGGAATCAGGAAACCTTTTGCGACAAGGATTTTCATATCGTCATCGCTGGCTCTGATAGTCCGTTGGATTGTTCTAGCACGGTCGATGAAGCCTTCATCATCCGCTCCCATGTTCAAGTGAAAATAGAGAGCTTGTGCAGATAGAGGCATTTCAAGAAAGTGGTCTGTATCAGTTATTTTCTTACTGAACATTCGTCTTTGTGCCATATTGTCACCTCCCTAAAACACGCAAACTCCTAATTTTTCCCATTCGTCAATATAGGTTTGTTGGGCTTGCCCGTTATACCCACAAGCGTGGTACGCAAGCCCGTAGTTTGCATCGCTAGTCATTTGATCAAGCAATACGCCTAAGTCGTCCTTGACAAATTTCTTTAACCCTTTGAGATCTCCACATGGATAGAATGGACGGTGTCCATCAAGGTCTAGTTGCCACATCCAACCGAAAGGAGTATTCTCGTATACGTATTTAATTTCTTTGATTTCCATTTCTTCACCTTTAAAATCCCTAAAACGGTAAATCGTCATCCTTGATATCCATTGGATCTCCTGCAAATGAAGGTGGCATCTGCTCAGCCATTGAATTCTGATTTGCAGAATTATCACGCTTTTCAAGGAGTTGGAAGCTTTCAGCAACCACTTCTGTCACATAGACACGCTTACCATCTGTCCCTTCATAATTTCTTGTCTGAATGCGACCGGTGATGCCGACAAGATTGCCTTTCTTGACCCAATTTGCAAAGTTTTCAGCTTGTTGTCGCCACATCACGCAATTGATGAAGTCCGCATCGTACTCACCATTTTGATTTTTAAAATTCCGATTACAAGCAAGATTGAATTGGGTTGCAGCAACATTCGTCGGAGTATAGCGTAATTCTGGATCACGAGTCAGGCGGCCGATAAGTACAACTTTATTGATCATTGTTACCTCCAACCAATGCTTCTAGCTGTAGAAGCATAGCTTTTTCTTTTTCGATCAGCCAGTCCATGTGCACCTTGGCTTTTTCCAAATCTTCGATACCATTTTTCCGACGATAGCGGAGTACATACTTGATGAGATTGCCGAGATGATATCCGGTCAACTGCTCATCATTCATGAAGTTGCGATGGACATCGATGGCTTCAAGACCATTCCGTCCTTGGTAGTGTTTTGGATTGTGTACGTTGTCGCTCATACTGTCATTCCTTTCACATTATTCTTTTTGTGGATTTCGGTCGCACGTTTGTTAAGTAATTTCCGCTGATACTTGGCCGATTTGTAGTACCGCATCTTTTCCTTTTGACGGATGATGACGCAACGCAATACGAAGATCGCAAAGCCTGAAAGTGCTGCATACGTAGCAAATGCTACTGCCAAGAAAATTTCAATAGTTGTCATTAGTTTCTACCTCTGCTTCGGTTGGTTTTTCTGGGAATAATTCCCGGTTGAATTTGTTGATCATAAAATCTTGGGCCTTGTTGGATTCTTCCATTCGTCCGACAATCTCGGCCCATTGTCCGATGCTTCTAGAGTGTGAATACACTCGTTCTTCCAGTTCTTCAATTTTCTTTTGTTGCTCATATGTGGCCTTAATCATTGCGATTGAAAACAGCGGAAAGAAGAATAGAAGCATCATTGTTATATACTTTAGTCTTTTAAGGCTCATGCTCGAATCACCCCGTCATTCTTGAAATCTACAGCCATTTGATGCAACTGCTCTTCAAAATCACTATCAGAAAGCTTCATCAATTCGGCTTTTTCTTCGACTTTTAGCGGACGGTTGGCATCTTGCCAATCCATCAACGCTAATAATTTATTGATAGGTGTCATTGCTTCTCCTTTTGTGTTATAATTATTCTGTAATTCTTTGAAAAGTGCCTTTTCCAAAAGGTGCTTTTTATTTTTGCAAGGTACGGCAGAATCTGAGGACATCTTCTAAGTTATAGAGATACTTCCCACCTTTGCCAGATTGTTGAAATTGGAATTTCCCTTGGTCTCTCCACTCTTCTAGCTTGGTTCGTCCCCAGCCAGTAGCCTCTTGCAGTGCCTTGATAGGCACCCATGTGATTTGCTTGCTGGCTCTTCTTTGGGCTTCTTCCACGGCTTTTATATTGAGAGACACAAGTTCTTCGAATAGCTTATCTTTAAAGTCTGTTCCAAATAAATCTAAGACCATTTGAAAATCCTTTCTAACTTTAATTTTTCTTTATTTATTTCAGCAAAGTATTAGGAAATGATTGCTTAATTGATATCTGTTGAAGACGCTCCCGACCATTAATATAGTCGATTTGAATCAGGGTTTCAGGAATTTCGTCCTTGCTTGTCTCCCAAACAATGTTAATTCCTTGTAAACCGATATCTTCAGCTTGAAAATCAACTCCATTTAAAATAACGTGAGGTATGCTAGAATCATTGCTGATCTTAATTTCTAGATTTTCGATTTGCAATATCTTTTTTAAAGGTTCGCTCATTTATCCTCCTTCACCCCACCAAACTCATCTGTCCGTTGCGGGCTTTGATTTCAAGTTTAGTATTTGCTGATGGCTCCCAGCTGTTCCAGTAGTCAAAGGCTTGTTCTTCGTCCTTACGCTTCAATAGGTCATATCGAGGGATTCGGAAGTAGTCCTTGAAATCTTTAGCGGCCTGAGAAAATACAGATTGTGCAAAATATCGGTCACGGTATGCCTGGCTATCTTTGCCACCGAGCAAGGCTACGACTTTCTTCTTGCGTAGCTTTTCCAATGCCAGACATACTGAAGGGTTGACTGGTTGCTCATTCTTCAGATAATCAACATCGGCTGATAAGATGGACTGGCCTTCTTTCAGCTTTTTTAATTCCTGGAGCGCATGGATCATTGCGTCTTCTACCACTAACTCGGTAGGTTGAATAGTAACTTCATTCATTATTCAAATTCTCCTTCTAAAATGTTGCTTTCTTTGCGGATATCGTTCAGATCGTTAAAGAAACGAAGCCCACGGCTGATAAAACTATCAAATTCGTTTCGGATGATTCCGTCTGCTTTGAGGACTTTCTCCTCGTCTGCGTAGATTAGACCCCCCATGCTTGCCAAGAAGTCATTTCCCTTTTGTAAAAGGCTTGTGATATTCTTGTAAGCTGAGATTTGTTTCTGTACGTTATTCAGTTGCCCTTGCGATTCTTCAATCGCTCGTGTCAATTCATCGTACTGAGCAGATTTCTTATCGACCTCTTCACGCTGGGCCAGTGTCTCAGCAAGTTGCTTTTCAATAAATTCGGAGCGTTCTTCCATGGCTTTTACCGTTTTAGAAAGTTCCTTGTTCTTTTCCAGCAATTGCTTGTTAAGGTCCTGTGTGGCCTTGTAATCGTCTGGGACGACTTCCTTGATAGTTTCCTTGACTTCGGTCTTGGAAGACTTGATTTTCTCATTCTCGTCCCTTAGAAGTTTGTTTGCTTGTTGGCTGAGTTGAAGTTTTCTCTTAACTTCCTGAAGCTCACGTACTGTTGGGGTGTCACCATCTTCGATACGCTGGATCTGCTCCTCTTTCTCTTCTTCTGGAAGAGTTGCAATGAGGTAGAGGGCTCTACTTCCTAAATGCGACCACGTGGTCGCATTTGGTAATTCAGAAGCGACTTTCATCATGCGTTGGGCTTCACGGACTGCAATACCTTGGTTCTCAACCCATTTTGTAAATTGTCCATGCGTGAGATCATTTTCTTTCACATGGTTCAATCGTCTGCCAATTTCCCAAATGGACTGACCAGCTATTTGCTTGTGATGACTAATTTCCAGTTCTATCTGAGATAGATTATTTGATAAAGTGATTTCGTTCACACGCTTTTTCCTTTCTAAATTTGGTATAATAAAGATAATAAAGTTTGCGGAGTATAATCATGACTGAAAAAATTTGTTTTATTGTGACTGCTATTGGTGAATCTGGTACACCTACCAGAGAACGAGCCGACAATGTATATAAGTATCTTATCGCCCCTGTTTGTGAAGACCTTGGTTATAAACCTGTTCGTGTTGACCACGTCAATGCGGTTGACAACATCAACGAAACGGTTATAAACTACCTCAAGACTGCACCTATGGTTGTAGCAGATATGACGGATCATAATCCCAATGCATTTTACGAATTAGGTTTCAGACAAGCTCTTGAACTACCTCTCGTCCCAATTATAAAAGTTGGAGAAAGACTCCCTTTCGACGTTATTACAACCCGAACCATTTTCTACGATACAGACGTATCAAAGATAGAAGAATCAAAAAGTAATCTTAAAGCTAAGATACAAAGTTTTGAAAACTTCAAAATGCCTGAGAGTAGCTTTGATAAAAGCGTTACATTAGATGTTCTTGATGATAAACTAACTAAAAAACTAGACAAAATACTAAATCTTCTTGAAAAAAATCAGTCAAACTCTTCTCCTGGAATCATTCGTGGTTTAAATTTAAACGAATCACAATTTGACTATCAGTCATTAATTAAACGTTCTGAAGATAGGATTACTCAGATTCAGAGCCCGCTATCATCCCTCGAAGATAAGAAGTAAGTATTTCCTGCTGCTTTTGAATTTCAGCAATTTCTTCAATCTTCCCGTTTATAAGTATAATTGTCCTCAAAACATCGTTGAGGGCTTTTTTTTCAATTTCTTTCATTCTGTCCTCCTACTCCTTAAATTTTTCCCAGGACTCGTTGATTCGCAACTTCTTGTTAATACGAAGTTTCAAGTCATCACTACCTTTTCCATCTTTAAAAACTTGTGTGATAGCTGATGGACTAACACCCACAACAGTGGCCAAGTCCGTCTGTGACCATCCACGTTTTTCAATTCGCTCTTTTACAAGCTCGATCCACTTGCGATGTTGTTGGCTCATGTTCTTCCTCCTTTATTTTTAATAGAGTTAAAGAGTTAGTAAATTATTTTCTAAAATACTTGACAATCGACAATCTATTGTTTAAAATGAAAGCATAATTAAAAACATTGATAAAACATTATATCTATCAACTTATTCGCTCGCCAAAGCTATTTATTTTT